GTCGGCACAAACCGAACCCGGGACAAGGGCTAGTTTTCCGCCAACATTACATTTCTTCGCGGATATGCCGTATGCCAAACCCGGCATTTTTGACGGTTTGCCTAGACTGCCAGTAATGGATTCGGCGCGTGCTTTGTTCAGGCGGCGCGGCGGAATCGCGAACAGTATGGTTTGCATGGTTACTCTCCGGTTTTGTGGTTAGCAGCGGATAAACCGAGCGGCTTGCATGGCTAGTCGCCAGTAGCGCCGTTGGTGTTGCGTGTTCTTAAGGGAAAAATGCAGGGTTCGCTCTGTCCATTCACCCGTCACATAGTTTTGCTCCGGCTCCGTGGATAGCCATTCAAAGGGTTCACCCCTTGGATGCGAACACGAAGGGATAGGGTGTTGGCGCATAAGGCGGACTAGTTCCGTGGATGTGACGGGTTCGTCTACCATCAATTGCTCGGTTTCTCCGTCCGGGCAATAGTCGTCTTCGTCGTCCGCAGGGCCGGGATAAGTCGTTTCATAGAGACTAATCAGAATCATTTTGTGGCTCCGGGTTGTGTGTCTTCGTCCATCATTTCCGCGATAGCGCATCGGGCTATGTCGCGCATGACGAAACCGATTTGATTTTCGTGACAAGACCAATCGTCAAAACTGGCTAGGTCTTGGAGTGCCGCTAGAAGGTCAGGGGCGGCGGCAATCAGTCGCGCATTTGCGGCATGGTTCTCTGCGCCATCCCACGAATCCATTGATGCAATCCAATGGTTTTGAGGGATGCTACGGATGGTCTTCGTGGACTCTTCGAATCGCCAAGGGCTGTAGGTTTGCATGGTTTCTCTCCGGGTTAGGCGTAGAAACGGGAAAGGCGGCGGACAAACGCGTCACGGTTTGTGTGCGTTTCTTTGATGCGATACGCGACTCCGGCGGACTGAAGGGCGCGGATATACAGACCCGCGTCGCAATCCTCTTCTAGCCAAACCGTATCGCCGTCACGGTATGAGTAGGCAGACACTTTGTCCGTCAGTCCATAGGCGCGAAGGGATTGGATATCGGCGGCAATCCATCCGTGACCCGGGTCTTGGATGTAGTCAAGGGTAAGCATAGAGACACTCCATGTAGGTGATAGGACAGTCGCTATCCTATGTGTTGCATAGAGTGTGTCCAATTGATTGTTCTAATGGGCGCCTGGTGGTCGATAGGCTGGGGCTATGCGCGCTGGGGGCGTGTTGCTTGATGTTCCGGCTTTGTTCCCCTATGATGGAGGCCGCAACTAACGCAAGCCCGAAGGGCAACAGTCCAGTATGAAACTCACTAGAAAGCAAATAAGGGAAGGTCTAGAGACAGTCCCAATGGAGTCCATCCTTGGAAGCGCCGTTTCTAGCCAGTTGACCGCCAAGCAAAAGGCGTTTGCCCGGGAAGTAGCCCAAGGATCCACCAAAGCAGACGCCTACAGGAAAGCATACAAGGCCAACCCTGCGCCATCTTCCCTTGTGGCAGACCCTTACCGCATAGCCGCTAATCCTAGGGTGCGTGCAGAGATCGAAGCCTACCAAGTGGCAATAGAGGCGGCGAGATATAGAACCCCTGCCGCTTTAAGAGAATTAGTGATTCAATCCCTTGTTTCAGTAGTAATTAACCCTGAAACAAAAGATAGTGTGAAGGTAGCGGCGGCAAAGGTATTGGGCACAGTTACTGAGGTTGCCGCATTTACTGAGCGCAAGGAAGTGAAGACGATATCCAGTAGCGAAGACGCTAAGGCCAATGTGATGGCCGAACTAAAGCGGTTAATCCGTGACGGTGCGCAGGATGCGACCATTGTGGAAACCCAAGCGGCGGATTTACTGGCGGAACTATCGGCGGAATCGAACCCGGCCCCTGCCATTGTGGAATCGGCGCAGGACGAACCCCACCCAGCCCCCACCCCCCAGGCGCTGCATTCGGAGTCCCGCGCACATATGCATACTATCCCACCCGAAGTGTCGGTACCCCCACCCATTTCCAGTGCCACCAACGAGACCCCCACCCCCTCAGATAGGGAGACCCCCCCGTCATCTTCTATTTAGGTACCATAGATGTGGGGGGTGGTAACGTTACCACATGACATAAAGTGCTTTAAGAAACGCTCGTAAGTTGTTGATTTTCCGTGGCGGGGTGGTAACGTTACCATATGACACAAAATGGTTGAAGAAACGGGTGCTAAGTTGTTGATTTTGAAGGGAAAAGACGCGATTTGTCGGCCGAAGGTGGTGGTTGGGGCGAAGGAGATGAGGCGTGTTTGGGGGGAGAAGGGTGAGTTGGAGGTGGGTATGAGTCCGGCGCAGAGGGAGGTTTTTTTGGTGGTGGATGAGTGGTGGAAGAAGTATGGGTTTGCGCCTTCGTTGAGGGATATTGCGTATGTGCGGGGGAAGATGGGGTTGGGGAATACGAAGAAGATTGTTGATAGGTTGGTGGAGTTGGGGGCGTTGAAGAGGTTGGATGGCCGTCGGAGGTCTGTTCGGCCTGTGTATGTGAACTTTAAGCACATCGAATGAAGTTAGAAGAGTTGATTGATAGGTTGCCTGTGGCGGAGCAGGAGGCTTTGTTGGCTCAGGTGGCTGAGTACAAGGATGCTTTGGAGAGGGAGAAGTCTCAGAAGTCGTTCATGCACTATGTGAAGACGATGTGGCCGGGGTTTGTGCATGGGAGACACCATGCTTTGATGGCCAAGAAGTTTGAAGAGATCGCCGAGGGGAAGGTTAAGAGGCTGATCATCAATATGGCCCCCCGGCATACGAAGTCTGAGTTTGCGAGTTATCTGCTTCCTTCGTGGTTTTTGGGCCGGTTTCCCAATAAGAAGGTGATTCAGACGAGTAACACGGCTGATTTGGCTGTGAACTTTGGCCGCAAGGTCAGAAATTTGGTGATGAGTGAGCAGTATGCGGGCGTTTTTCCTGATGTTTCGCTCAGGCAGGACTCGAAAGCGGCTGGCCGGTGGGCTACTAACAAGAATGGTGAGTATTTCGCCATTGGTGTGGGGGGAACTGTCACGGGTAAGGGTGCGGATTTGTTGATCATTGATGATCCGCACTCGGAACAGGAGGCTGCACTGGCGGCGGGGAACCCGGAAGTGTTTGACAAGGTGTATGAGTGGTACACCTCTGGTCCCAGACAGCGTTTGCAACCTGGTGGGGCAATTGTGGTGGTGATGACTCGGTGGTCTGAGAAGGATTTGACCGGTCGAATCATCAAGGATGCGGCTTCTCGGGACAAAACCGAGGAGTGGGAGGTGATTGAACTCCCGGCGATCATGCCTTCTGGCAAGCCTTTGTGGCCGGAGTTCTGGTCTTTGCCGGAATTGGAGGCTTTGAGGGAAGAACTTCCCCCGGCCAAGTGGAATGCTCAGTATCAGCAGAGCCCAACGGGTGAAGAGGGCGCGATTGTCAAGAGAGAGTGGTGGAATGTCTGGGAAAAGGACGATCCGCCGCAGTGTTCGTTCATCATTCAGTCGTGGGATACCGCGTTTACGAAGTCAGAACGGGCCGACTTCTCGGCTTGTACGACTTGGGGCGTGTTTCATAAGGATGAGAACGAGAGAGACCCTCACTTGATCTTGTTGGATGCGTTTCAGAAACGCATGGAGTTCCCTGAACTCAAGGACAAAGCCTTTGACATGTACAAAGAGTGGGAGCCAGACGTGTGTCTGATCGAAGCCAAGGCAGCAGGGGCTCCTCTTGTGTACGAACTTCGGGCGATGGGACTGATTGTTTCTGAGTACACCCCGACCCGGGGGACCAAGAAGATTCCTAACGACAAATTTGCCCGTTTGAACTCAGTAGCGGATATATTTCGCTCTGGAAAGGTCTGGGCTCCAGACAGGAGATGGGCCAGGGAAGTGATTGAACAGATGGCTTCGTTCCCAAATGCGGATCACGACGACTTGGTGGACTCAACAGTCCAAGCCATGCTGCGCTTTCGAGCAGGTGGCCTGATCAAACTGGAATCGGATGAGAACGATTCCTCCCCCGTTCAGCCCCGTAGGGCTGCGTACTACTGAGGCTGCGTTTAATGAACATCTCCTCGCGCAAAGAAGCACGACAAGCGGGCAAGACGTATTACTTTACTGGCTTGTTATGCAAGTACGGGCATCTTTGTGAGCGTCAGACATCAAATGCCCGCTGCGTTCAGTGTTTGAAGGAGTACGCAGTCGCAAACAAAGACAAGATGCGCGAGAACGTAAGACGGTGCGAACAAAAAAATCTTGACAAAAAACGCTTGCGCATCAATCAGTGGTCAAAAAACAACCCGCACAGAAAGAGCAGCAATGAAGCCAGACGCAGGGCTGCAATGATGCGCAGGACGCCGCAATGGCTAACAGAAGAAGACAGGTGGTTGATTGAGCAAGCCTACGAACTGGCTTTGCTAAGGACGCAAGTGTTCGGTTTTGCATGGCATGTGGATCACATTGTTCCGCTGCAAGGCAAAAAAGTGTCTGGATTGCATGTTCCAAACAACCTTCAGGTAATCCCCGGCGCAGAAAATGCGCGCAAACACTGCAAATACGAGGTTATATAATGAGCACCAATATCGACCCGGCAATGGTTCCCCTTCTCCCAGAAGAGATGGGAGATGAACCAATGGTTGAGATTGAAATTGAAGACCCCGAGTCTGTCAAGATCGGGATTGACGGGTTGGAGATTGAGTTGGAGCCGGAGGCTGAGACCGCCGAAGACTTCGATGCCAACCTCGCGGAATACATGGACGAGGGAGACCTTC